CCTTCGGCAGGAGTTGTTTGTTAATAAGTTCTTTGGTGACGATCTCAATTACGTTACCGTTGCCATCACGTTCTACGACGTAGCGGTTGAGCGGATAGTGTTTGATCCCCTCCTTACCCATAAACATCAATGCGTTGCCACCAACCACTAGGTGCTTGATAGCTTGGTGTACAGCGACACGATCACTAGAAGAAGCGATCGAGTCCATCACCATACGCTCCATCTTAGCAAAGCTTAGGTCTAGTTCAGACCGGATCTCAGCAGGCAGTTCAGTGCCGAGCTTGTCGTCACGAATCTGTAGCTTAAAGAAAGAAGTCTGTGGCGGCAGCAGTGCTAGCATTAGTTTAGATGCCAGAGTCACTACTGCTTTACTGCCTACACTCTGCCAAGGTTGACGTAGATTTTTATGAGAAGGACGTAACTCATCACGTTGGATGAGATACGGAAGGGTCAGTTCAGAACACTCAACTGCAATGTCAAGAAATTGATTCCGGTGACCGGTTAGATGATCGTACCTACTACGTGCGTTCATTAGCCTAGGTTAGTAGAAGATCCTTTTTGTTCCATTGCAATGCGTAGACGATCACGTCCAAGACCACCTGCTCCACGTGTTTTACGTTTCTTACGACGGATAGTTGTCGGTGCTCGTGACAGTTCAGCAACGTTAGCTTGCATGGTCTGTTCTAGTGCAGCTTGCTGCTTCTGGTTCTGTGCTTGAATCTGAGCAAGACGTTCTTTATTTGACGCTTCAGTTCTGCGCATTTGGTCTTCAAAGCGACGTGCATCTTCTCGTGCACGACGTTCGGCATCGCGTCTAGCCTGGCGTTCGCGCCTGGCTGCTCCACCATCACCCATTGTTAAAGTTCCTCATTTTGAATACGTGAGTTTATCCAGTCCACGACACTACGCTGACCGGCTTGATACATAATCGAGTTGATTTGATCAGCGGGACCAGGATTGGTCAGCGGAAATCTGTCCTCCAGTTCACTGACCAGAGCATCTACAGTCAAGCCAATACTAAGCGTACTGTGGGAGGTTTGTATTTGCATGTTCAAAGAAAGCAGGCATACGTGCTGCACGGGTGGCGGCTAGTTGTGGTGCCTTACCTTGATACATCAAGTTGTCACTCTGATCTAGCCAAAATTTTTTGTTCAAATATCTATCGGAATGCTCGCCCAGAGGCTGCATCACCCAGTTGATAGTAGCCTTGCGAAGCTTGTCCAGAGATGGGCTGATGTTGTAGCCCAGCTCGGTGTGTACCAGTGAGTTCACCGCCACATGGACCTGTTCGTCTCGGCTGATATCGGCTGAAATTGTCCTCATACCAGCGTCACCATTAAAGCGAAAGAAGGGTAAAAGAACGAAGAAGATCGCACGTTCGGCAACCAATGCTTTTGTGATCGTGTGATCTGGATGTGCTTCCCAAGCGGCTTTAAGTCTGAGGGCTTCAGCCTCAGCTTTTTCATCAACGCCGTAAGCAGAGGCAACGTAACCAAGTGCGATGTCGTGGTTAATTTCGTCGTTGACGTTTGAGAGCAATATTTCTCTCGCAAGATCTGGTACTTCACTGGAGAGAGCATCAGTGATGAAATCTCCTACAGGCAGTTCCATGTGTCGCAATGCAAGTGCACGGAGGATTGTCTCCTCCGCACCCTCCTTGCATGCACCGGCAGTCATCTTCACCGGTGTCCACTTTCTCTTTCTTTTGAGAAGTTTCTGATAAGGGTTTAGGTTCATTCTTGACAGTCACAATTGAGTTCTTCATTTAAAATGTCTGCAAGATACTGATCGACGTCTTCCTTGATAGCTGCATAAACATCAGACTTATCTTGTGTGTCGCCCATGACTTGCAGACTATAGTAAAGGGAGGTTTGAGGAGATTCCAACCACTCTTCGATAAAGGCATTGTCATATGTGACAACATCACTCCAACTGTTGAAGCTATACCCGTGAAGAAGTCCCGTACGATCGAGCAACGTCATGATGCCATCGGCAACACGCTTGTAGTTGTTCCACCCTACTTCCGAGGCGATTTCTACGTCGCCATATTTATATGTTTGTACCCCGAACGTACCGCTGTCACGGTCCACTGTCCGGCTAATAGGTGGTGCAATTTCTGGTGCTTGAGTATAGCCATCCAGATCTAGGCTTCGATAACTGCAGGAGGCAGTGGGTGCGATAGCAAAGGCTCGAACCATACCAGCTGATCGAGCAATCTCGGCCGCAGATTTAATACCGTCAGCAAACTGGCAAACCAGTTCAAAGGCCGGCGTGCGTACCACTTCTCCTCTATTGTACTGCTCTAGAGCAAGTCCAAATTGCTCATAGGTTACTCCGTACCGCCGTAGTAGGTTAGCAAGTCCGAGTAGTCCCAACCCAACTTGTCGGTCGGTTTCTGAAGGGAGGTATTCACCGCTTTTTCCAACACCTGTTTTGCCATGAAGGCTGCACAGCTCGGACATACCTTCAGCAAAAGCTCTTGGGATGTCGTCAAATTCACATGCACCGAGAGCGACATGCTGTAACAAGCAAGTTCCTCGTGAGGGCAGGTAAACTTCAAGACACACATTTCCTCGGATTCGGTTTCCTTCATTGTCATACTTTACTTTGTTGAGCCAAATGTCACCTGATTTAATGCCGAAAAGGAGTTCTTCTTTAAACGTACAAGAATCCCACCACTCCTGTTTGATGTTGATACATCGTTTGATCCAAGGTAATTCATGGCGAGGAGTTTGAATAAATTCGAGTGCGTCAGGGTGCGACAAATCTAGGTGAGCCACGCAAGCACCGTTCTTGTACACGCCACCGCGACGAAGAATCTCATTCAGCGTTGAGTAAATTTTAGCAAAGGAGACTGGTCCAGATGCAACCAACCCTTTGTCATTTTCTGTTCCTTTGGGTCGCAGTTTCGACAAGTGAACCGCGCAACCTGCTCCGAATCGTAGAGCATGTGATACAAATCTCCAGGATGCTTCAATTCCATTTTCTCCCTCGATAGAATCTTCAACGGTAAAAACAGTGCAACTAACAGGCAACCGGGAGGTAGGGTCGTCAATCCAAGACTGGACACGACCGGTGCGTGCGATGTATGAGGTGGTCATTCGATAATAAGGTCGTTCAAAGTTGGAGGCTGATAGTTTGGCCCTTTCATGACCTTACCATCTACTCGGTAGATAGGTTTTCCGTCCTCTCCGAGCTTAGACATGTTTGATTTGTGGACACGATGCATTGCTTCATCGAGATCCCATTCTTGAGAAGCAGCAAACTGGTAGCAAACATACACCAAGTCAGCAAGTTCCTTCAGTTGTTCACACTCATCCTTCATGTGGTAGGCTTCGTGAAACTCTGACCATTCCTCATCGATCAAAGATTTCTGGGTTGCTCTCGTCCCACTGGGGTCGTTGTTGAAAAGGGAATAGGCGCTGCGGAACTCTTCCGCTTGGTCCATCAGGCTCGTGTGTATGTAGGAGTTCATTCTCAAGATAGTGGATTGCTTTTTTTAGGTCTTTAACCTTTGTGTCTTCACCCTTAAAACCGGCTCTGCAAATGTATTTAACAGCATTGCCTAGGTGATAGTTGAGTTCTTGATCCCGTATAAAGTCCCATACTTCTATGGATCCTCGGGTGTAATGGGAGGGTGATTTGTGGTCCATGCCTTAACTAGGTTGGAAACTGTATTGGAAAGGCAGAAGTTCTGCCGTTGTAGTGCTAGGAACAAGGTGATGATGTCATCCTTGTCAGCCTCAGGCAGTAAGTCCTTAAGGCGTCTGATCTTGAGGTCCTGCTCCATCGTCAGTTCTATCACTGGCGGTGGCGGGAGTCCATCGTATGACCTGTTGTTTGCGTTGGTCAAAATCTTCGTGTGTGAGAATTCGTGCGAGTCTGGCATTTGTCAAAGCAACTTCTTCGTCTAGACCTTTGTCTGCGAACGCCTTGACAACAGTCTCCCACGTGTACCCGCTCTCTTCAAACAGAGCTACCGCACGTTTGATACCAATGCCAGGGACGCCGCTGTAACCATCAGTCTGATCACCTGCAAGCGTCTGGATCAGGTGCCATTTCATACCCTCTTCCGGCGTGATGTCTATCACTTCGTCAAGATTGTACAAACGACCAGGGATCTGTCTCATGTCCTTGTCGGGAGACACGATGATGTTACCTGGGTTAGCTGTAGCGTAGATACCCATGGCATCGTCAGCTTCTAGCTCAGGCATCCTAATAACCTTGTACTGCTTACTTAGTTCTGTGATTACGCGGCGATAACCGCAGGGCTTTTTTCTATTTCGATGACCCTTGTAATCAGGGTAAATTTTTTTCCTAAAATTTTTAGAGTCACTGAAGAATAGTACCATTTCTGGTACATCCCATGTAAAATTGTTTTTAATCTTGCTCAGCTCACGCTGTACATTAGATAATGCTTCTGAGAATTTACTAACAACCAAGATGACATCATCTCCGAAGTTAATCTCGTCTTCAGCGCCAGCGCAAGACTTGTAAACAATATAGTCAGCGTCAATGAGAAGTTTCATCAGTGGACCTCTGACCAATTCCTCCCTCTTTTTGCTTCTGCACTGATTGGGAGGCGTAGTAAATAGTGTTCTCCAGCCGCTTTAGCGCTTTGTACCAGGGATGCTGATACCGCGTCTGCTGCCATTGGGTCACACTCGAATTGTAGTTCGTCATGTATAAAAGCGAGTTGTGAACAGCACAACTCTTTAGTGTTTTCGTGGTTGATTAACAGCCAACGCTTTGCAATTACACCGGCTCCTGACTGAAGCAAGTAGTTTAAAGCTTTGTGAGGACTGTCAACGGCAATCTTTCGTTGGTCTATCGATCGAATAAAACCCTTCTCAGACGCCGTTTTGATTGCCGCCAAAAGTTCCGCAAGTCCATCAATAGCAGAAACAAATGCCTGCCTGATTTCTTTGCCTTTTCGTTTCGCGCTGCTATCATTTAAGGAAGAGTCAAAGGAATGTCCGATTTTGGCATCACCTGCACCGTAGAGGAAGGCGTAGGTAACTGT